AACAGCGTCGTCGCCAGTGCCAACAGTTTCAGATTCAGTAACACGCCAGTGTGCAACGGTTACACCGCCGTCTGCCACGTTACGCTCAAGGTTTGCGATAGTCCATGTAGCCATTGTTATGCTCCAAATACTGCGTTGCAGATAGCCTGCACGTTAGAGGGTTCAGATGACCAGTCGTCACCTGATTGAATTATATGACGGTGATACGACTGTGAAATTACAGCACCGTCTTCGAGTACCTTAGTAGCAGTCCGTACTTGAACAGAGGTTACGTCGTTGCCGTCCTCGTCTTGTCCTGTGACTACTTCTACTTTGTCTGCTGTTACGCTTTTAGTTAATGCCATTGTCTTTCTCCTTTAGTCCGTCTCAAGAATCCACTTGAGATAATTAAGCTACGTCATAAACAACCGTAAGATTCATATACATATCTGTTGCGTTAGTGACATCCCATGTTGCCCATGCTGCTCCGCTTATTGACTCTAAACCTAACAAAACAGCACCACTGGCGTAAAAAGTTTGTAGACGAGTATTAGTAAAATTAATTTTAAACAACTGCATACTTTGAGTAGCGCCATAGTTGTCGTTTGCCACATTACTTGCAAAAGGCAATCCTGTAATTTTTATGCCTCCAGCGGCACCACTTAAAGTAACGGCGGTCATTCTGCACGTTGCATAAACAAGATTCCCTATTTTGGTGTATCTGCCGTAAGTGTTACCGCTAAAAGTTCCTGCTGTTGTTGTTCCAGCAAGCGCAGGCGTCCACGTCCCTTCTTCATAGTCATCCAGCTTATTGGCTGAAGCCACTCCGCCTAGGTATGCCCCGCCTGACAGGTAAAGGTCTTTGAAGCGGTTGTTTGAGTCTCCAATGTCTATAGTGTTGTCAGCATCACCGTCAGAAGTAGCTGTAGACTTCCAAGGCCAAATAGCATTAGTAGACCCAGCATCAAAGAAAATCATGCTGTCGTCTGAGCCAATAAATAATCGACTTAGGTCAGTACCAATACTACCGACTGAGGTGCCGTCTTTGCTGAAGTTAACAATGGTTCCATCAGACGTTAGCCTATTTAGTTCTAATGGATTACCTCCGCTTCTTGTAAATGCTGTATATCCTCCAGCCCGTAACTCTTGTCCTGCTATGGATGCGGCAGTGTATGTCTTACCAACCAGCAAGTTGCCGCTAGTATCAATACGCATGCGTTCTGTAGGAGTTGTGCTGTTTGTTCCAGTGCCAAAAATAAAGTTACCAGAACCATCATTATGGATTCGGCTATCTAATCCACCAGAAGGGACGCTAAACAATACTTCAGGCGCAGAAGATGTTATCTGTAACCGCCCTTGAATTAAGGCTTCACCTGCAACATCTAAAGGTGTAGCTGGACTGCTAGTGCCGATACCAACATTCCCGCTAGAGTCGATACGCATGCTCTCAGAGCCGTTATTAGAAAACGCAATAGTTCCCTGCGTACTTGGGTTGAACATCCCAGTATCTAAGTCACCATTGAATGAGTAGCCGGGATTACCTGCAACACGACCTGAGTTTGTAAACTGAATTGTAGGCTCAAAAGTATTGCCAACACCTACTCTCAAGTTGCCAATAGAGTCGATGCGCATGGCTTCACTTGCAGCACCAATATTAAACAGTAGTTCATTAGACGCATTTGACTTTAAGCTGGCTCTTTCACCGCCGCCTACAGTTTCTCTGAAGGTGTAGCCACCTGCTGTACGTCCAATACCAATAGTGCCATTTACCTCAAGCGCAGTAGCTGGACTGCTAGTGCCAATACCTACATTCCCAGAATCTTGGTCAATCACTAATCTATAAGTGTCTAAAGTCTCATCATAAATAACGAAGCCAACAGAATCAGTACCGACAACAAACTCATGGTTTCCTACGCGACCGCCATTAAACGACATATAACCATCGTTAGTGCCGTATATTGATAATTGCCTAGTTGGACTGCTAGTGCCGATACCCAGCCGTTCATCAGCACTCTTCCACACGAGTTTTGCAGTTGTGCCAGTGTCTTCGTAGAAGCTAATGTCACCGCCTGAGCCGATATTAATTCGGTTTGTGTTTCCACCAGTAGCAAATAAAATGTTGGACTGTCCACGTATACACAGGTCATCTACCGCAGACCCGCTAATCATATCGCCAGCAGTTGTCGCAATCTGAAGCCCGCCTTTAAATGTAGAGGCGTTGAGGAAGCGTAGTCTTATGTCATCAGTAGCATCAACTTCAAAAGAGTCAGCAGTTGCCTTGCCAGTTACGTCGATGCCTGTGGCGGTTGTGGCTAGTTTGGCGTTACCTGCATGATACAGAGCAACCTCTGCGCCAGTGTTGGCGGCTAGATATAATTGCGAACCATCAGCTCTTTTTAGCTGTAAGCTGTCTGCTCTAACAAAAAGGTTTCCAGTGCCTACGTCATCTATGTAACTGCCAGACCCATCATGATAAATCTGTAGGTCAGAGCCAGCACCGAAGATAGCCTTGTCGTTGTCGCCGAAAGATACGTCTGCTGTAGTCGTTAGACCTGCAAAGGTTGGGCTGTCAGTAGTAGCAACACCTTGATCCAGAGACTTAACAGCAGTAAGGTTAGTTAGCTCTGAGTCCATCAAGGCACCAGCGGCTGTAACGTTAGTTGTGTCTGTTACGTCTGCTAATGCTTCGATACCGTCTAGTTTACTATGGTCAGCATCGGTAAATACATTGGAGTCTGTAGCGGCTTCTACTGCGGCTCTAATCTCAGCATCTGTTTGATCTGCTGTAGCACTAGCCTCAATACCGTCTAGCTTTGTACCGTCTGTAGCAACATCACGGCCATCAATAGTTCCGTCTGTAGTTAAGTTGCCAGAGATAACAGGAGCAGTCAAAGTCTTATTAGTAAGTGTTTGTGTGTCTGTTAAGGTTGTAACAGTAGAGTCAATAGCAAAGGTAACAGCATTATCTGAGCCAGTTGTATCAATACCAGTACCGCCTGTGAAGGTTATAGCCTCAGAGTCTAGGTCAATACTCAATGCACCACCAGAGTCTGCCTGGAAGTCTAGGTCTTGTGCGGTTGTTTGTGAATCTACGTAGTCTTTAACTGCAGCAGACGTAGGTAATGTAGTGTCGTTATCATTAGAACCAATACCTTCTGATTCAATAACAACAGCTGTTGCTTTAAAATTACTTACCTCTAAGTTTGTTACTGTATTATTATCTACATCAATGTTTTTATTAGTAAGTGTGTCTGACCCTGAAAGAGTAGAAATAGAACTGTCAACACTAATTGTCAAAGTGTTTCCAGAACCTGAAGTATTAATACCAGTTCCACCAGCAATTGTCATAGTTTCAGAATCTAGGTCAATACTCAACGCACCACCTGAATCACCTTGGAAATCTAAGTCTTGAGCAGTAACTTGAGCATCAACATAGGCTTTTACAGACTGTTGCGTAGGTACTAAAACGGCACTGTTGGACGACATATCGTCTTCGTCAACAAAAGCACCAATAGAAATAGTACCGTCAGAAATAGTGTCAAAGGTCAATGTACCTGTAAAGGTAGGACCTGCTGTGTCAGCTTTGGTTGCAACGGCTGTGGCAATTGCATCGAACTCAGTTTCAAATTCAGCGCCACGGATGATCTTTCCTGAGTCGCCTGTAGGTAACGAGTCCTTCGCTTCAAAGTCTGTAGTCTTAGTATAGTTCGACATCGGAAAGTCCTATTGCAGAAAAACGGAGGAGAAAGGAAAAAGGGGCCATCGCTGACCCCTCTTGTCGTTCTTATGCAGAAGGTACTGCGAGAACGAAACCAGCTTCAGGACGATATACCTGAACACCATACAAAGTGTCAGCAGTGTACAGAGTTGAGAGGTACTCCTGCTTGTACTGGGTTTGTGAACGTACAGCCATTTGCTCTGCCATGACAATTGCGTCTTTGTGGAAGAGAAGCGCAGCACGTGTATCAGCGGTTCCTGCAGTGTTATCACCAGCAGCTTCGATAGTTGCACAGTTAGAAGACACGTAGATGTCTACACCGTACAGGTTACCGATAAGGCCAGAGTTAACTGACTGACCGCTTACGAAGTCAGAAGACACATAGCGATCAATGCCCATGATAGCATTACGAGTCGCAGGTGGAATAACAAGGCAACGGTTTTCCATAGGAACGTCGTTGTCGTCCATCTTCTGAATCATGTCACGGAAGAACGCGTCAGTAAAGTCGTCACCAGAAACAAGAGTGTCGTCAGTGTACTGAGTAGTTGTACCGTTGTCGTTGAAGAAACAACCAGTGTGCTGATAGTCAGTAGGAGCTACTGAACCAGAGTACACGATTGAACCACCGTTACCAAAGCCAGTACCTGCTGAGTGCAAGTCAGTGTCTACCTTAAGAGCAAGCTGGTAGCCAGCGTCTTCAGTGTAGAACTGACGGAGGCTGTTAAGCGCCTGTACTTCGACGATGTCTTCGATAAGACGTGAGTACTCGAAGTGACGGTCAACAGCAATCTGCAGTTCTGACTCTAGGTTTGCTTGGATTGTTACCGCAGTAGCTTCAGCTTTTGCAGAAGCAGATCCACGTGTTGGCTTAGGAATGTGGATCACATCACCTTTCTTACCAGACATTTGGATACGCTTTACAAGAGGTGCAAGCTTGAGGTTCTTTTGGTAAGCTGCAATTACTTCGTCACTCCAGATTTCTGGGATGAAAGTACCAGCAGCAGTTTTGT